CCCATAATGTACTTATGACCGGCAATTGGTTCTTTCCACTGCCATAGTGCACCACCCATAAATTTATTTTCTGGTTCTTTGATAAAATTTTCTTTGATTTTTTTCATAGTTTCAGGTGGGACCACGTTATCCCCCGAACCTAAAAAGTTACACTCTAACTCTTGTGAAATTTTACGTTTATCAAACTTTAATTTTTTTGACATGGCCTCAAACCATGAAGAATAAGGTTTGTAACCCTTTTCTATTTTTTGTTTTATTTCTTCAAAATCTCTATCAGTAACTTTAATATCCGCATAGTCTATGATTAGTTCGTCATCTTTATAATCACCCCTATTTAACATGTAGTGAATTATATCATCAACCTTAACAAGTTTTAAGTCTTTAGAATAACGAGGGTCACGAAACCAATACATTTCTGTAATTCTAAAGTCATTCATACCTTTAATGGCCTGACTGTAAATTGAATAATAAATTGGGTCGAATCCGTTTGGTGTTGAAATTACGATTACTTTACCTCCCGTTGAAAGGGACGCCATACACGCGGACCAGAAATCTTCATCGGCGTCAATATATGCCGCTTCATCAAAAATAAGAATAGTAGGTGTATAACCACGAAGGGCATCTTTTGATGTTGCAACCGCCTTTACTTCACAACCATTAGTTAACTTAAAGTGTCTTGCTGCGTTTTTTTCAGGAGAAAACCCTACACCTAACCAATTAGGCCATTGCTCTACAAACGCGCGAACTTTATTTGCCATCTCAACGGCAGTATCAAGTTTGTTTGCGATAATTAGGATTTTTTCTGGTTTTGATTTTTTAGCAAAAACTAATCGTTTTGATGCCCAAGCAGAAGTTACGGTCGATACACCAGCCTGACGATACTTAAGTGCAATATTTTCTTCACAAGTATCATAATCTTTAACTAAAGTTACTTGGTCATTAAATAATTCTAACGGTACGTATTTGGATTGTGTATTATCGTAGGTTTGTAAATATGTTCTCAGTGCATATGGTGTATCATGAGCACATTTAGCATATTCTAATAGTATTTGTTCTTTTGAAAGAGACATTCATTATTTGTTTCTTCTAATATAATTTAGTAATTCGCCTTTTGTAGTGTGAGGAGGTAAATGATTTTCATTTATTCTTAGGATACTTTCCTCTAATTTTTCTACTTCCTCTTTTTCATCAACTGTTTTAGGTAAACCTTTATGTTTTGTTGAAGCAAAATCCTCAAGTTCTTTTTTTGTCATTTCTTTTGCCATTTTTTGAACTTGTTTAGAAACTTTTGATTTAGGAGTATCTCCTCTTTTAACTGATAGAGCCAACCCCATAATTTTTTGTTGTTGTTTTGAAACTGCCTTTTCTTGTAAATTTGATTCTGTTGGCATACCATCAGGACCTTGTTTTTGTACCGGGTCTTGGTCAATTTGACCTTTATCTACGTTAGTAACGTCAACTTCATCTCCTTCTTCTAATTCTTCTTCGTATGTAACAAAAGCCTTTCCTGCTGATTTTGCTTGTGCTTCCTCTGGTGAACCTTTTTTAACATTTATAACAGCTTTGTCATCCTCAAAAATTTTATTATAAAGAGTATCTAACTGTTTAGAGTTCAATTTTTCTAAAGTATCAATTGAAAACCCTTCATGAAGAAGTTTGACCATTTTGTTATTCATATGTTTCATCACTAACTAAATTTTTTTCCCATTTTAATACGATATCTTTCTCGTATAATTTATTTTCTACAATTTCAATACTTTCTCCATATTGAAAAACTAATCTTTTTCCTTCGTAATTCTCAGGTTTTTCCCAACCTAAAGCAATTACACCGTCAATTGCATCATACATTCCAAAAAAATCTGAGTTTTGAATCAAATCTAACTCTACTTCAGAGTTTTTAAGAATACCAACTTTTTTTATAAATTCAACATGTGGTGGTGTTGGTTTTCCATTTGCAGTTTCACTATCCCAATCTTCACCATAAACATCATCCAAATCTGAAAAAATAAATTCGTAAATATTATCTCCTCTAAAGTTTGGACCTAATTCATTTATAAAAACTAAATTCATAGAGTTTGTCCGTTTGGTGTAACTTTAACTTCTCTACCATTGATTCTAAAAACCAAATTATTTTTGTTAGTTTTACCTAAAAGTTTAGAATCAGAATACTCCTCTAATAAAACTAAACTTTTTTTAGTTTGACTTTCTGATACAGATAATCGACTAACTTCTTCTTTTTGGGTTATTTTAACAATCTTATTTTTCAAATAATCCATTTTATTTTTATTTTCAATAATTGGTTTTTCTTCGTCTTTAATTTGAAAATAGTTAGAAAGTACCTTTTCAATTTTAGACTCTCCAAATATTGAGTCCATAACTGTTTGGTATCCTTCTTTAGTTTCAGGTTCTGGCATCATTTCAGTTTCTTCGAAATCAACTTCTTCTGTTCCTTCTGGTGCAGTTTCGGCGTCCAATCCAAAATTCAATTCTTCATCACCCTGTAAATCTAATTCACCCTCGTCTTCACCATACCCGTCAAAACCTTCTAATTTATCAACGATATCTTCTCTGTCATCATCGTCTAATTTTGAAAGGTTTATTGCAGATATAATAGAATTCATTACATATTTAATATCTTGCGAATCTAAACCTTTGTCTTTATCAAATGTGCGTAATTTCTGACTTAATTTACCTGTCAATTTTTGAATAAGTTTAAGTGTACTCGGACCACCTTCCTCTTCGTCTTCTACATCGACTTCAGTATCTAACATAGGTGCGTCTCCAGGTGCCATTGGCATTTCTGGTGTTTCCTCACCACCCATTTCAGGTGCCATACCCATATCAGTATCGCCACCCATTTCAGGTGCCATACCCATATCAGTATCACCACCCATTTCAGGTGCCGGAGCTCCCATATCAGGTGCTGGTGATGACATATCAGGTGCAGGTACCTCAGGAGCAGGTGCCGCCATATCAGGTGCGGGTTCAGCTTTTTTAGCTGTTTTCAGTACGAATTTTTTTTTTACCTCAGGTTGTTCACCAATAAGTGGAATTTCAAAATCATTACCAGTAATTCTGTTAGTTTCGGCAACAATTAAATTTAATTTTTTCATTGCTTCAGAATATGAACGATAATATTTTCTATTTTTCATAGGGTCTGCATAATCTAACTCAGATTCGTTCAACCCTTTTTTAATAATATAACCTTGTCTTTCTTTAACGATACCGTAAAAATTACCGTCCGTTAATTGAATTGTATAATTTGTTGTAGACAAATTATTTGTTTCACTTTTAGGTGTTTCATTGTAAGTTGCGATTTCCATAATTCTTCTCAACTTATCAACTCCTTGTAATTTCTCACTTCCGATTGGTCTTAAATCAGCCATATTAGTATATTTTTTTAATTGTTTAATCCGTTAAATCCGCCTAACGCAACAGCATTACACTGTAAATTAGTAGTGCCACTATAATCACCATATACAGGTTTAGGTGCAGTGAATGTAACTACATTACCTGCAGATGCACCTGAACCAGGTAAAAACCCCACTATTGTTGTGGTATAATAAGAAGTACACGCTGTTGTTGGCATAATTTTTTTCTATATAAATATATCGTTAATTGATAATTTTCAATTATTTACCATTTTCTTGTTCTAACGATAATTTTTTGTCAGTAATTTTATTTTTGAAATCTTCTAATTTAGATATATACCCATTTCTTCTTAGGAATTTGAATACTAAATTTTCATAGGAAAATTCACCTTCTTTTTTCAAACCGCAGGTTCTATACTTCCTTAATTTGTCTTTATACTTTGTAAGTAATTTCAAAGCATCATTCAAATCCTCATCTTCAGCATTTTCTAAAACACCATCAATAATTTTCATCCATTGATGCGCCTTTTCTTTAATAATTTTTTTATCTATTTTGAAATCTTCTTTTTCTGGGTAACGTATCCATTTATCGTATAACACAGAATAAGACCCGGTACTTCTTTCCTCTTCATTCAAATCCTGCACAAACATTTCAACCTCATATCCTTTTATTGTAATGTCGTGTTTTGCATTAAATACAGTCTTTTTTAAGTGGAATAATTCTTTGTAAAGTTCCGCGTTTTTTCCAGCATCGTTAAAATCATAAATTATGTGAACATCAAAATCTGAGAATTCGGACCAGTTGTATCCTGTTAAAGAACCGATTAAAATTATATCATGAACAAATATGTCAATATCAATGTAGTCCAAAAATATTTCGGATACTTTTAATAATCTCTTTCTAACTTCAGGTTTTAGTTTTTGTTTTTGACCATCAGGGTCTCCCATATGTTTTTCATTCGGTAGATGCCAAATGTCGGGATTTAATTCGTCTTGAAGATATAAACTATTAATGATTTTACTATCACTTTCCATACCTATAAATACACAGGTTATTCTGTTTCTTCTATTTTTTTGTACTTGTACTGTTTTGCAATTTCAGTATTAAAGAATTTTCCTTGTGATTCTGCGAGTCTAAATTGTGCATAAATCTTGTGAGGAACCTCCTCATATTCATACATCATTCCACTTTTGAATGTTGCTATTAATTTACTTGTTTCACTATCATATTCAGTTTTAACTAAATTTGAAGATTCAATTTCACAAATAATTTTTGTTCCTACTATATCAGTTCTCGTTATCGCCATTTGGTTTTCTTAATGGAGTTATGTCATCAATATGACGAAGTTTATCCATAATATAATATCCAACTTCGTCTCCGTCAACATTAAAACCATAATCTCTAATTGTTTTGTCTATTTCCCGAATCAATGGTTGGATTCTTGAGTGATAAAACATTAATTCTTCAGGATAATACGGTGGTTTTTCTATATCCTTTTGTGTCCATCCTTCTTTTTGAAATACTTCTCTTATTTTATAATAAGCTTCTTCTAACTCTTTTGTTAGTTCCAAAGACTCTGCAAATTTTTTCCATCCTTCCATAGTGATAAATATAACGCAAAAAAAAATCCACCCGAAGGTGGATTTTGTTATTTGAGGCCGTTTATTTTATCTCGATATTCTATCGCTTTTTCAAAATCTTGTTTTTTAATACATTCATCTAATTTAGTTTGTAACTCCGAAATCTTTTCTTTGTTTTTTTCTAAACTCTTAATTTGGTCTCTTAACTTAACGGCCTCCTCAAAATTTTGTTCTTCAACAGCAACATCTAATTTATTTTTCAATTCATCTAATTCATCTGTTGGTTTAAACCCTTTTGACATGTATGTGTATGAATATTTTCCGTCAGGTGATTTATAGGTCTTATAATTCCAACTCTTGTCGTTAAAGAAATCTGACCTCATAGAAAACATTTTATCAAACATCTCATCAAATTCTCTCCAGTTAATCATAGTATTATTTCATTTTATAAGTTTATTTTTGTATTTTTACACCAAATATG